TGGTATGATCCAAAAATACGGCCAATATCAATACCTCTACCATCATCATGGCCACGCAAAAACATCGCACGCCAATCAGGTAGATTAAACGTATTTACACCATCGCCTGCACCATAAGTAGTGCCAAAAAAGGCAAATAAAGCCGCGTAAACTGTTCGACTGATTGCTTGCCCATTTAGTATTAACCACCCTGCTGGAATGCTGCCGTATTTAGGCCAGATTGCGACAATTCCCGTAGACACTCCGCGTGAATTGATAAGATTATCGGCGTATTGCTTAGTGGCCGGATGGTAGGCGTTTGTCGGGTCCGCGTGTAGTGTCAAAAATCCAGAAAGTGAACCGCCCGTCAACGCTAACTTTAAATCAGCGTATGTTTTGTTGACGAGATGATTGCTAAGTGTCGGCACATTGCCTTGTACTGCAACGCCATTAACCGTTAAATTTTGAACTGTTGTACTGCCACCAACACTAAAGTTGTTTCTTACTCGTGTGATGCCGCTACTACTGCCAATGGTGATGTCAGTTGCTGCCATGCCAATCGTCAATGTTTCGACAATGCTGGCAAAAATAGCACCCGTGGTGCTGGTGCTGGTAATGTTGCCATTATTGGCGGCGATGTTGCCACCTGCAGTGACTGAGCCAACTACAGCAAGAGCCTGTTGCACACTGATACCAGATGTCTGTATCAATAAAGCTAAGACACCTGCCACCGCTGCGCCTATTTGATCTGCCGCTGGACTATAAAAACCCGTATTTTCATCACCATTAAACGCAATTGACGGTGCTGCTGCTGTACCAATAGGAAAACAGCCTTTTTGAAGAAAAACTATTTTATTGTTTTGGAACGTAACGACAGGAACGCCGCCAGCTACGGCAGTAAATTGATTTGCTGCTGCTTGGTAAAAACCTGTGTCTGGATCTTCATAAAACGGCAAGCCGACAACAGCAGTTGTACCGGGTTCAATCCCGTTATCTTTACTAATTGTGCGATTAGCAATCATCGTGCAAAAAACATCTTTGCTTCCTTCTGGAAAGTTCACTTTGCTTGTCTCGCCTGCACTACTAGCAACGACAGTTGTACGCGCTAAAGTGTCTGGGGATCCAGCCGTTACCGTCCCTATACCAACTTCCCAATCAGTACCGTTAGTGATGCAATAGTAAGTTTTATTGCCCGATCCAACGCCTTCAACAAAAGTTCTCATGCCCGATAAAGTACCATCAAGATTGATAGTGCCTGTGCCTGTAGTCGTAGTTGTTTCGCGGACACGGTCGCCCAATTTAAAGCTCATAGCCGTTCCTCGACGCTGTAAGATTTATTGTAAATTCCAAAATTAGGCTCAATTATTGGGCTATTAGCTGACACTAATCCCCAAATAGTTTTTTGGCCAATGTTGGCCGCATAAGGCTCTAAAATGACTAAAATATCGTCATGCAAGCCTGCTACTCGATCAAGTTCTAAAACACCTTCAAAGGCTTCTAATTCAGTCAAAAAATCAAACTGTATTTGTGCTTGTCGATAGCTGTTACCTTCATCGACATGCTGTTGGCCACCACGAGAACGCGCCACCCGGCTTAAATCAACATAGCCAATTTGATAGCCATAAGTAAAATTAACCGCTGGCTGGAAACACCTAGCCATCACTAAACGCCCTGCCTCAAGCGTAAAAATAGAATCAGTAACGTAGATGCGCCAGTATCTTGCAATGACTACAGACGGTAGTTGTACAACAGCAATCTTGAAACGTGGATCAACATTAGCGTCTGCAAAATCGTAATAGTACTCAAGCGATGCAAAGCTAGGATCTCGACTTGCTTCTAAGCGTATGCGTGCATTTCTTGTCATGTTTACGCCGATTAACGCAACTACATCGACACCAATATCAGTAACTGGATCACCTGTTTCAAAGTCATCATATCCAGAAATTCCAAAATCAATATCAATTTGATGATCACCGCCTTTGGCACCCTCTTCTTGTGATCTCCATTTTTTTGCAACATGAGGTGTTAATAAATTGGAAACTGGCAAAGTAGCTATCTCACTACTTGCCGTTAGTGTCACGCCCTGCATATCGACATGATTAACCCATGCCATTTTTACAGTTGATGCTGTCATAGTAATTATCCAAAGACGGTGATTTCTGATTTATTATCTGTCGCGTCCTCGCTTATGCGGATAATGACAAATTGTTTGCCGCTTGTCAGTGTCCAGCGCGGATATGTTAGCGTGATTATGTTGCCAATATCTAAAACGAAAGGCTGTGTTTTAAGCACTACGCTATACATCTCGCGTTCTGCGCCATAAATCGACATAAGGCGTTCTGCCTCAGCTTGCGCATCAGCTTCATTTGAAAAGTATGATGTCGTTAGTTCTGGATCTGTTGCTAAACGATGACGCTTTAATAAATTAGCGTCTTGGCTAACAGCAACGCGCTGATCATTTGCTAAAAACTGGCGACGCTCAGCAGTAACAATGCCCGCTAAATCGTTATTTTGAATAGTCCAATTTTTTTGATAACCCACTTGCCTGCGCCAATTTGGCGGGTTAATAGATTCTGGTAATAAGAGTCTTTCGATTTCAAGTATTTCAATCTCTGTGAACTCGAAAACGCTTGGTGCCGATGGCATAGTAAATACAGACGCTTGTAAAAGTCCGCTTCTTGAAAATCCATACCAGCCACCAACACCTGCCATAATTGCCGTCATGGTTGCACTAACATCAGCTTGGCTATCAATGTAATAACCAATTTCTGCGGGCTGCTGCTGTCTAAATAAATTTAGACTTGCGCTATCAATTTCCGAATCTGCTAATTTTGCGTGTACTCTGGCTATCTGCTCAATAATATCTGCAGCACATACTGGCGCACGGGCAGTTATTCCAGCTGCTGACATGAGGTAATTCTCAAGAATGGTTAGTTCTGCATTTTTTGGCGCGCGGCCTAGAAAAACTGCACCGTATAGCCGTCCGCTCATGTATTCACCAGCCGCAATAATGCCATCGCTGGGGGCTGCACCAATCATCAAGTTAACTGTTCCTGCTGTATCGTAATCAATCAATGCTTGATATGACTGATAGTACGCTCCAATTTGCGTTTTATCGGCTCTAAGAATGACACCCTTGAGATTGCTATACCCAACTAATACATGCGCCCCTGCTGCCAGTGCCGTTGTCGTAGCGGCCTCTTTATTGGCACTTTCCATTGCTACACGAGCTGACACCGCTTTAGAGTTGTGATTGAGTCCAATGTCATAGCCTGAATCGTTGCCAAATGCGCTTATCGACTTTGATACAATTGATACTTGATCCACTGTTGCCCAATCATCAAGTCTTACCGCGACAGCTGCTGTAATGCCTGCAGTAAATGAAAAACTAGCTTCTGATACCGCCACCAGAAAATCATCAATGCCGTCAAAATCAAGATAGTAATGTCCTGATCCATCTTGCTGCAGCAATGGTCTGCAAGAGGGTATCGGCTGGTAAAAATGCAGGCCGTTTCCGCTTTTATCGGTGATGTAAGCAATAGACTGACCTGTCGCCGTCGCTTTAATTGTTGGCGGATAGTCCGTGTACATACTGGATATATCGCTAATATCTATCCATGATCCGCCCATTCCACCCGCTAGAACGGCTAATGGGGTTATTGTATCTCCGACCGCATCAACCGTTATTTGCCCTGCTGGTTGGGTCAGTAAAGTGATTGTACCTTGGGATAAATTTACCGTGTATCCAGTGCCAAGGCTAAGCAATGCGCCTCGATCATAAACAGCATCAACAGAACGCAATGGTTGGCTACTAATTTGATAAAGGAGGCCAGATGCGTATGCTAAGACGGGTGAGATATTTAATGCTTTACCGAATAACAAAGGCTTTGGCTTTCCCTTTAGCTCTACATCGCCATCAATGCCGCCAGCACCAGAATAAAACTCTGACTGAATAGGATTATCAAGCTTATACCCAAAGTCACGCACCAATAACCGTAAGCCATTTTCAGTGACAGCAATACCTTTAGATGTTCCTGAAAATATCACGCCAAAATCGGAGTAATTAAACTCATCAATACCCACTTTTACCGTAATTTGACGACCATCGACCGCACCGCTATTAGTTAAATTATCGTAAAAACCATCGCTATTATTTAACTCAATATCGCCGAATCCTACCGAAGCCTGACCAGCAATTGCACCGCCACCGATTACACTACGCTCAAAGCGTAAAGGCACATCAAGACGGCCTTCAAAATAAGTGCTTGGGGGATTTGCTGTCGCATTAGTGATATATCCCATATTGGCGGCATAAATGCGCTGCTCTGTATAAATACCAACATGTTCACCTGTTAAAAACGAATATGGAACCTCTGCGAAAGCTTGGAATCCAAACATTTAATCACCTATTATTTTAAGCTGGTTCGGGTGGCAGTGGGACATAATCAATTACTGGATCGCCTTTAACCAGCACGTTCATTTCTAATGTATATATTCTTTTTATTGACGGCTTATTTGCCAGCTGCTCAAACAAACTAACTGCTTTTACAGTCATAAATCCATTTGCTGTAAAGCTAACAGTTACACCTCTAAATCTCACTGCTGCCACGTCTAAAGAGCTATTGCCAATAAAAGCCGATTCGACAAATTTCTTTCGTAAAATGGCAATGTTTAGTTCGCTATCGCCCAAAAAACTAATGCTGGATGATTTTAACAGTCCAGCGTTAACAGTTAGAACGCCATGGCCATCGAAAGAAGACGACGCAAATCTGGTTCGATAAGCGGAAGTGCTAAAATTACATCTTCCTGCAAAGCTCACCATTGATGTAATAATCTTTCCCGCGTTAACAGTAAGATTGGATGCGCCAGAAAAACTAACAGATGATGCAGCAATCTTACTTGCATTGACTGCAAGCGTACCTGCGCCAATAAAGGCGCAAGAAGCGTTAACTATAGCCATGACAGCCCCAAATTATTAAAGCAATGCTGCGGACAATTGATTGGTATCAATGGTTAATACATCGCCAACTTCAATCAATTTTGATGCTGTTAATGCTGCGTACATCAAAGCATTACCTGCGCCAGCAGTAGCATCATCCATAATTGCAAAATGCGTAATAGTTCCCCAATCTGCTGTTGCTGCTGCACCAAAAGTGACGGGTGAACCGTTAGTGCTGGGAGTGCCGTCTACTGACGTGCTCATTGTTGATGTAATTGGTTGCCGCTCATAGTTTAGTGCGGAGTCAATTTCATTCGTCAAGTCGCCCGTTTCTCCCGGATCTGAGGTGAAGGCTGCGACATAAACCGTTGTCGGCATCGTGAATTCCGCTATGCCGAGAAGATGATTGAGAAGTGCGCTTTCCGCGTAATTTGTTAGTTGGCTCATTTTGGGCTGTCTCTTTTGGTGGGTTTGAAATTTCTTTGTAGATGTCTACTAAAATGGTTTGTCGTGTCAATAAAGCACTAGCAAATCCTATCAACACTGCAAGCCATAATACCGAAGTTTTCTCGTAAACGACAATCGCTACAGATGTCGTCAATCCAAGAACTATGCCTGATAAAAAACAGGCTTTTTCTGATACGGTTTGTTTAAACATGATACGAGTCTCGTTGATGTTATTTTTCATTACTGCGACGCAATTCGCGGCGCATCCCTTCCATCTCTTGCTTAAGCTAAACAACTGCTTCGCCGAGATTATCAAGCTTCTCAGCTTGTTTATTTCCTGTGATGACAATAGCTCTTACCACATTGCTATTGTCACCAGATTGGTTAGCCATGTTGTTGGTTTGATTGTTATTGAAAACTCTCTCGCCGCCTTTAAAGTTAACCAGTTCTGGGCCGCGCTCTCCGACAACTGCCCAGCCAGAAGGCGCGCTAGGTGTGCCAACTGCGAAGCCGGGTAATGCAAGCTGCTTGCCCAAATTCTCAATAGTCAACCTAATAAACTGCTCCATGTCTGTGAATCCTGCACCAGACGCATAGTAATCACGACCTTGTTTTAACAGTGTATCCGCTTTGCTTAAAATATCCTGCTGGGCTTGAGTGTCGCCGCCTCGTGCCTTTGACAGTGTTTCATTAAACTGCTCTTGAGCTGCTTGAAGCTGCTGCAAAGGCGTTAACGAGCTAGTGTCACTAAACTTCTGAGCATCAAGCCATTTTCTAAAGTCATCAGCCATTTTCTTCTGGTCTGCATAGAAGTCCTCTGCTACTTTGTTGCGTTCAAGCATCAACGCTTTTTCAAGCCCGACGATGTCTGCACCCATGCGGGTTGCATCTTGCAGCTCTTGTGCGGCTTTTAAATCAAACTCTGCAAGTGCTGCATTCATACGTTCCTCAGTCGTACCGAAAACAGCTAGACGCTTCTGAATGTCGATATTTTTTTGCTTGATTGATAAAGCCAGCTTATCAACAGCCGAGCTGAATTCGCCATCCAAGACAGCGGCCAGCGCGGCCAGCTGCTCGCTGGTATATTTAGCTGCGACCGCTGCTTTGTATTCAAGCCGCTGCTGCTCTTCAAGCGCGGCCAAAGTAGTATCTTGGTTGTTATTTTTGGCTTGGCGAACAGCTAAATCAAAATCTATTTTACGCGCCATTTCTGCATATTTATCTAATGTCTCTGCGCGTCTGCTGCCATACAATTCTTCTACAGCAACCAAATCTCCACCAACATTAGCAGCCTGTTTACGCAAATCATTGAATGATGATTCAAGCTCTTGCATAGCTATATCAACACCGCTGGCAGTATAAGTAGCTAATTGACGTTGAATATCAGCGTTAAAAGAAGTGATCTTATCTACTGCTGTTAGGTATTCGACGAACGCTGGTGCTAAAGAAATTAGCTTGCCGTACAACCGCTGACCTGCTTCACTTGTAAGGTCTACAGCATCAACTAAGCTCTTAAATTGATCTCGAGTTGTTGGCATAGCAATGCCGAGCTGAGCAAATTTATCAGATAGGCGAACAGCATCATTAGCCGACTTTGCAAACTCAGTACCAAACTCTCGTTGGAAAATGTTCAATCCTTCTGTCAGAGCGTCAAGTCCACCAGCCGCTTGAATAATCGTTCTTGTTAAGTACTGCCCTTGCTGTCCAGTGTCGACCATGATGTTACGCAGCGCGGTCAATTTGATATACACATCAGCGAGGTCTGTAGCAGTGCCGTCAAGACTCGAAATAATATCGCCAATACCTGTTAAGCCATCACCTAACTTCTCAACACCTAAAATGCTTTGTCTTGTCAATTCAGCGGCAACGTCGCCCTGTTTGTTAATGATGTCGCTATAAGAAATAGCTTTTAATCCCAATTTATCCGTTACTAATCCCGCTTGCTCAACGCCTGCAGCAACACGAACTAGCGTTTGATAATAACCTTCTCCGACTTGCTGAAATTCATCAACGGTAGGCATGATACTTTTGGCGATGTTGTCGCCTAATGCAGAGAAAACAGACTCCAATGCCTTGCTTAGCGCATCGCCGCTTAAGCCTTTCAAGCTAATCATGCCAAAGTTAACAACAGTATCTTTTAACTTTGCATCAATATCGGCAACTTTCCCGCCCAAAATAGTAGCTGCATCCAAGACGCTGCCATAAATACCGTCAATAATTAAGCCAAATTGGCGTTCGACTTCATTATCTGCCGAGCGGGTTTCTATGCTGGTTTTATCGCTAACTTTTACACCTGCCACTTTCTTAGTAGTTCGGATCTCATTGTAGTACTGCAGGTCTACAAAGCCTTTTGACATGATGTCGCCAATCTTCTGAGCAAAGCCTTGGATCCCGCTATCTTCAATCGTTACTTTTTTGCTGTAGATTGAATTAACGAGTTTAGCAAGAGGGGCTGATAGCATTGCCCCAATTGGCCCGCCACCAAGAAAGCCTAAAATCCCGTTTCTTTTTTCAGAACCTTGGCCATTTAAACCAAGCACATCAAGCAAACCAGTTTTACTTTCTTGGGTAAATCCACTCATGTTGCCAGTTGCAATACCAGACCGCGACAGGATCCCGCCCAAGCCTCTAATGCCGGAATCAATGCTGCGTAGGCTGGCAAGCATATCGCTACTGTACTTAAGGCTAACGTCACTGTTTTGACGCAACAGCTCCATGGCCTTAGCAATGCTTTCGCTTTTAGCTGCGGTATCGCCCAATACTGTGCCCGTGCCTTGTTCGGCTTGTCGTGTTTCAGATGATGGGACATGCGTGCCGCCACCGCCGTTAACAGCGAATCCTAATGCAGCCATAGCCGCTATCATTGCCGCCATGCGAGGAAAAGCGGTGTATGGGTCGCCAGTTGCAGAACTAGCGACAGCAGTCTTGGCACTTTCCAAGCCAAGCATTTGCATGATTTTTGAAATAATTCCGCCACTAGCAATAGTGCTTTGATTAATTATGTTATCGCCTGCAACTTTTGCCGCAACAACACCTTTATCTAAGAATATTTTTTTAGCTGCTGATTGCGCCGCCATCAATAACTCAAACAAACGGAAAGCGCGCTCTACGCCCTCCATCGCTTTGTATCCTTTGCTGTTCTCCTTGAAAAATCCCTTAGCTGCGCTAGCCATGTTGGCATATTGCAAATTAGTGGCTTTTTCTAAATCGCGACGGTTAGCGATAGCCGCATTAATTGCATTAGCATCACCTTTGGCAATGTCTGCCTGTAATGCCTTTTCAATTTTTGCTGAATCTTCGCGCTTCTTTTGTAGTTCAATCACGCTTTCAATTAGTCCAGACAAAGCAGCACCAGCGTCACCAAACGAAGTTTTAAGGCCATCAGCAATGCCTGATAATGGGTTGGCTTTGAGTAATTCTCGTGCTTTTTCTAGCCGCTCCAAATGATCTTTAACTTCCTCCATTGCACGGATTTCTTTTTCATAAGCCTTGAGTTGATCACTACTTAAGTCTTTGTTATTAGCCTTTTCATTGGCAACAGCTTTAACCACATTTAAGTCAATCTGGCTTTTTGTTAAGTCTAAATCAGCCTTAGATTCGCTTTCTAGCGCAATACGCTGACGCTCCATACCATCTAATGTTTTATCATAGGCATTGCCTTTTGAAGCATCATCAAGCTGTTTATCCAGTGATGTTTTTTTGTCAATTTCAGCCTGTAAAGCAATAGCTTCTTTACTGCCAGCGACAATGTTCTTACCGCGCAATGCAGCCTCGAAAGCTTTCTGATTGTTGAAGGCTTTTAAAGCCTCTTCGCCCGCTTTGGTGGCGGCGATTTGTTTTTCTAAAGCCTCATTTTGTTCGCGCATTGAAAAAACACTTTGAGCAACACTTAGTCGGTCTTTGGTATCCTGTGCTTTATTTTCGATGTCCGTTAGTTGCTGTTTGGTGACCTTAAGTTTCTGTGTTTCTTTTTCGGCAATAGCATTTTGTATCCCTACCTTACGCGCGGCATCAGCCCCTAGTAAAAGAGCATCAGCCATTTTACTATCTGCTTTTTCCCTAGCTTCGGCATTATCAAGATACTTTTGAGTGGAATCATCCTTCTCAAGTAATTTTTGCAGTGCTTGGTTTTCTTTAACTTGCTGCTTAGTGCCGCTAATGCTGGCCTTTACTTCTTCATTGCCGTTTAGCAAAGTACGCAGATAGGTAGAAGTAACGACATTGAGGCGTTCCACGCCCATAGCGTTAATTTTGTCAATGTCGCCTTTTTGTTTGGCAATAGCCATGGCCCGTTCATTGTCTTTATCAAACTGAGCACCTGCTTGATTAGCAGCAATATCTGCTTCTGCGGGAATAGTGGCCATAGCTGCATTAGCAAACTGACCAGCAACATCTGGGCGTTTTGCGTCAAGTGCTTTTCGATACTTATCAAGAGCCTCCTTTCTTGTTGAATAGAGGCCAGCTAAGTCTTGGTCAGCTGCCGTACCACCTTGATTTTTTACCTGAAGACGCGCCAATGCTTCGGCTGTTAATCCCGCCTGCACAGCTGCCTGCTTAAGCTTTGCTAACTGATCATCAAGCTTCTTACCATTGTCAGCAATCAAGCTGCCGCTGGTTTGGTAAGCAACGCCTAAACCGACTTGTGATTTTGCTGTTTCATCGGTCTGATCCTTTAGTAATCCCAGCTTTCCTTTCGTTGTCTCAATATCACGCGCTGCTTGGCGTGCGGCATCGGTCATTTCACGCATACGGAGCGTGGTTTTTTGAATGCTCTCTTCGCTTGTACCTGCTTTTTTCGCCAAATCCTCATAGGTGCTAATCAGCTTTTCGACTGCGGCTGCGCCTTCGTTCGGATCGTCAGAAAATACCTTTATCGTTGCGTCTACGGATGACAAAGCTTTGGCTCTATCAGAGTTTGTCCCCCTCTTCTCGAACATTGATCCTGTGCTAAAAATTTCTGAACTCAAAAGCCCCTTAAGCTCCGACATTTGCTCTTTCATAGCATCAGTCTGGTTGCCAAGTTGTACATCTAGACGATTATTTAGAATCTTTTTCTGTGCCTCATCCATGCGACTGAGAGCATCTATGTAATCTTCGGCTGTACTTCCTGTAGCCTGCAACTCCTTATTAAAATTACTTTGTGCGTCCTGCGCTGTAGTTGCATGACTAGCAAAAATCAAATAAAGCGGGGCAATAATGGCTAACAGGCTCATCAATAAACCAATCGGGCCACCTGCAATTTTAAGAGCCAGTGCTAACACGCCAACTTTAGCGGCTGATTGTGCCGACGCATTACCGAGAGAGATAATCCCGCCAAGTAGTGCGGGGATCCTTAAGGTAGTTGATCCGATGGTGATGTTTAACCCGGTCATCATTAGATTCCAAAATGCAAAACCTTGGGCAATGCTAAAAAGTAATCCAATAAGCTTATATGCAGCAAAAAGTGTTAGTAATGCTGTCAAATGATTGAATACGGCCTGAACAGCATAAGCGACGATATTCAACGCGGTAGCCATCTTTTCAAGAACAGCAGTTAGTCCATTTAGTGTTTCTGGGCGTTCCAACTTCTCAGTAAAAAATGCAATTTGTTCGCCAAAAACACGCGACGCGCCAGCTGCTTCATCAGCACGGCCAACGAGCTGCACCATCGAAGTATCTACACGGGACATAGCGTTATTTAAGCTCACGAATACGCTACCAAATTCGTCGTTTACAGCTGTTTTAGTCCGTTGCAAGGCAGAGATAATAACTTCGCTGGTGATCTTGCCTTCTGCACCCATATTACGCAGCGCGCCAACGCTAACGCCTATGCCATCAGCAATAGCCTGTGATAAGCGAGGTGTTTGTTCCATGACTGAGTTCAACTCATCACCACGCAGCGCACCAGCTGCTAAACCTTGCGACAATTGAAATAGCGCGGCCTCTGCCGAGGCGGCAGGTGCTTTAGAAATGAGTAAAGTTTTATTTACGGTATCGACGACTGAAACAAGCTCTTTCTGAGTAAGTCCCAATGATTTGGTGCTACGCGCTAAACGTGAATAAAGCTCAATCGTGCCCGCAAGGCTTTGAGCTGTGTTTTGGCTGATATTGTAGAGGTCGCGCCATGCGTCATTTAATTCATGTGAACTAGCAGTGTTTAGGGCTAATTGGCCGCGTAATTGGCCGTATTGGTTGCTGTAGTCCATGAGCTGCTGGATACCGAGTCCAATACCTAAAACAGCAAGCCCGATTTTAAGCAGATTATAAGCCTTGGCCGTGGCTGACACTTCTTTTTCGTGATCTCTAAACTCGCCAGAATTTAAAGCCAATGCACGACCGAGCTTATAGATATTGCCTGTCAGTGCGGCAACGACTATTTCAAAAGCGGCGTATTTTTTCTCAAGGGTATCAACTGAGCCAACCATGTCGCGCATAGTATTAGAGATAGATTGACCTGCCGCCCTCATTTGCTGAGCGATAATGCCATAAACTTTGTTGGCTATTTTTTCTAGGCGGGTTGCTGACGTTTCAACGTTTTTACCAGCTTTGTCTAAGCCATCCAAGTCTTTGGTAGCTTGTTTAACATCGCTGGTATCGACGGCAAAACCAAGTTCGGCAATATCTTGGCCAGACATAATAGTTACTCGCTTTCTTGTTGTTCCTCAGATGGGTTCAAGAATAGCGCATCTAATGCCTTTATGGTTGAAACTTCCCAAGAACTAGGTGTTCTACAAGTCAGAATTGCCCATGAAAGTATGTCTTGATAGCTGATTGGATTATAACCAAAGCCATTGCTGCCTCTGGCTTCGTGTAGTTCCATAAACCACAACCACAAATGATGAACGACATCAGGACACTCAACACCATCAAGCTGCGCGGGTCTTTGGCCTGTTGATCGTTCAACTTGTTCAAGTGATTTACGGTTTGTTAGTTGGGCTTCCTTGCCCTTTGCATCTTTGTTAACGGGTTTTTGTAGCCAAAATTGGTGCTTTGCAAACTCTAAAAGCTGCTCAGCTATTTCGGCAAAAAATTGGTGCGGTCGTTAATAAAGCGGTCTGCTTGTTCACGAATGGCTGGGAATTGACGATAAAGAACAGCCGCGTTAGCTTTGTTGCAGATAACAGGATTGCCATTAGCGTCATTAAAACCATGCCATGCGACGGTACACGCTGCCAATGTTTCAATGGTTTCTGCTTCCAGTTCTTCGGCTGTTAGCTTCAAGTTTTGACGCTTAGCAAGGCGTTTATTGGTCTGGCGATTTTGTACCGCTTTGAAAGCAGAACTATCACTACCCAATAACGTCAACTGTAACTTGGCATTGCCATTTTCATCACGACTAACAACACCGTTAGCACCTTCGATTTCTAATACTTCGCCATTATTAGCCGCGCTTACGCTGTCAAGTTCTGGGATTTTAAACATGTTTTTATCTCTCTGGGATTGATTGTAAAAACGGCGCATACCGCGAAGTAATGCGCCGATAAGATGACAAAATAGCATCATATTATGCTAGTTTCTAGTCTTATGTGTTACCACGTTGAATTGTAATAGAAGTACCTGTGACGCTATCGTACAAAGCCGAGAAAGGCATGGATAAAGTAACTGGGCCATTCTGCGGTGGATCCATTGTCGCCGCGCTAAATTTCAAACGTGGGAACATGAACGATAAAAAGTCAGTGCCGTTGATGTCGTTAAGCTTAATACCCATTTGCGAATCTGTTTCATTTCTGAAAAGATTATATTCTGTTACGTCTGCAAAAAATGCAGTTACGGTACCAGTAATAACTGCCTGCCCTTCAAACACATCAGGGCTAATAATTGAGCCGACAACTGGTACGACAGAACGATTATTATTGATCGTAAAATCTAAACCAGTCACAACAGCGCGTTTCTCCCCATCAGCGTAAATAGCCCCATCAAAAGACACCAATGGGGAGTTACTAGCTGCAGCAACTGGCGATCCAAGGCTAGTATCACTAATTTCACCGCCACCCATGCCGATTAAATCAATTGAGCCACTAACCATTTGATCTGGCTGAATTGAAAACGACATTTGGTTAACCGCTACACCAACAAACTGCTGATACTTAGCGACATCAGTAAAACGACGCTCAAAAGTAAACGTGTCTAATGTAGTCCCAACTTTTGCCACTTTACCAACGACATCAATTGTTACGCCAGACGCACTAGCATCCGTTGCTAACGTGCTCGCAACTGTTAAAACAGTTGCAGTTACATTGATCACCAAATGACGGCCATTATTACCGCCAGTAGCAAAACCAGCGGCTAAAATAGTCATACCAGCTTGAATGTTATCAGTAATAAATGAACCCGTTGCTCGCGTGATTGTATTGGCTGTTGCTGCAGCCGCCATATTCACGCCAGAAATTTGTGTCACAGAAGCAAACGCACTCCTAATCGCTGCGGCAAGCATATCATCATGCGCTTGAGCACATAATTCATACCCAACGGATCCAGTCACTTTAATGCTGGCATGGCGCATGTCAGCAATTTGGCGGTCTGTGCGACGCTCTGCCGATGTAACAGAGTTCTTTTCTAAGTTGATGTTACGCGATGTAGCGCGCAACGACTTCATTGTTGGTGTATCCGGGGTTACGCCACGGGTTACTTCTTTGACATAGCTGAGGCCAACTAAAATGCCATTTGCGTACATAGTGATTCTCCACTTTCTTTGTTAGTTTGCTTGGTGTGACAGGTACTTAATCGTTATTGGCACAGAATACCATACTGGCTTATCTATGCTTGGAGCAACATCAATCTTCATAATGGTGAAGCTAACACCTTCATAATTCAACTTAGTGCCAACTTTAAACTTGGCACATATTTCTTTCACCATGGCTTGAGCGTTTTTCGTACCCTCTCCCTGTGGGTAAAAAACACTTATTTGCCATAATCCCTCATCTTTCATAATAGCATCGACCGCGCCATTTCCACCAAAAGTAGCAATAGCGTGGTCTGTCGGCATTAGGTGTTCTTTTAAATAAGGAGTACCCGGAACTGGCGTATAAAATTCATTCTCCCATTGCTGTTCTGGGAGTGATGACACTGTTAATAATCTTGCCCGTAAAGCAGCTCTAATTCTAAAATCTTCCATCACGTCCACGCCTTCACGATGTTGATATTTTTTTGCGCGATAGCTTTGGCTTTAGCGACAGTAATACGCACCATGCCCTTGGGTGCCTGCAATGATGATCCATATTCCAAATCCCAAATATAAGCTACATTGTTGGTCATATAAAACACATCACCAATTTTCATCTGAGCTGTCACTAATGATATTTCGTTTATTGATACTGCGCCGCTTGCATCAAGAGTATTAACACCTGATATTGCGGTCATTAAAGATGGCTGCCAGCCTCCACGGGCATAACCTGTATCGACTGGTGTCATCATTACCACCATTTCAGCCATATCAAAACAGGTCATACGGGCAACAGCACCCGCTTTTTCGCCTGCTTTTTTGCACCATTTGCTAATGTCTGCGCTGAATGCTTTCTTAGCCATGACTTAAGCCAGCTTTGCCAAAACCACCCACAAAACAGGTGTACCATCAGGCTTGTACTCGGTAGTGCTGTCAACGATGTAATTGGCATTATTCTTATCGCTAACAATATCACCACTGACAGGCGCATCAATAGCCAAGCCTTTAGGCGATATATAAATCGTATGATTAACTAACCGCACTAATCCGCCAGCCTCTTTTGAATAAGTCATACCTGGCGGAAGAAATACACCTTTCGTTATGACACTAACATCACTTCCACCTGTTTCTGTTTGAGAAACGGGATCTTTTGTGCCGTCAATATGTTTTTTTATGGTGGTTTTTTGTCCTTTTCGGGCAATTAACCGATGCGCCATATCTATTTCATGGTTGTACACGGTACTCATAATTAACAGCCTCGGCCATCGCTCATGCCAATATCAAAAATATCTTCGACGTGAGAATTTCCCCACTGTGGCGGCATTACATAATCACATTCGCCATAGCTTTCTGGACGCAATAAAGGGCGTAATTGCCCCATTGCCGATTGATAAACTACACCTGCGGGAGCACCTGCGGCGTAAGTAGTGCTAATGGGGCCAACCTGCTCGCTAAGAATCATTCCGCCGCGATCAAGAGATGGGCTTAGTTCTTCACCTGATCCAGAAACCAATGCTAATTCACAAACTGCAAAAATAACGCGCTTTGGTATCACATCGCTTGGAATAGCACCTTCATAACGATCAATAGCATCACTACGAGGCCATGGCATTGCTTGGCTGTACCCAGTCAGCTTTTCGCCATAAAATATAAAACGACTACCATCATTGAGGTAGTCGCATGCTTTTACTAAAGCAGCTTCTTTTTCTGGCGTACCTAAATCAGCCCAAGTAGTATTTGCGCGTTTTGCATGATAAGCATCGGCATCAGCAACACTTACCATGCTATCGGCATCGTCTTTTCCCGTACCATCTTCAATGATAATAGCCATGGTCTACCCCAAATTATTTATTCTCTAAAGCATCCATAGCCGTGATAGCAGCGTCTTTTTTCAAGCCTTCGGTCATTTCATTGCCTTGATTGTCGAAAACCTTCCACCAGCCACCACCAGTATGCTTGATTGAGTATTTACCACTCACTTTAGGTGCTTGTAATGTGCCCGCTTCTGGCATAGCTGGCTTAGCAGGTGGCAAATCAATATCATCATTTTTCTTAGCTGATTCGGCTTGCTCTTTGGCTAACTTTTCTGCTTCTGCTTGTGCTTCTTTATCGGCAATTTCTTTGGCGACGCGCGCCGCTTCATCGGCTTCTGCTTGTTGCTGTGCTAACAATGCCGCTGTTTCATCAGCCTCTGCTTGTGTAACAAGGTGCTTGGCGATTGGATTGCCATTGGCATCTGTTTTGACGCGGATCTTGCGATTATTAAAAAGCTGTTGTTGTCTATAGTCGCTAAGCGCACTTAAATCAACGTCATCATCAGTATTATAGGCAATGCCATTCATTGTTAATGGACCAGTGGCAATAAACTGGAAAGCAGTACTGAATGGAATGCGTGGAGGTTTGTTTTTCATAGTCGTCACTTCTAATTCTGGGGTTTGATGGCAAAACGGCAGGAATAATCCTGCCGTTTTGTTTTTACGCTATTGTCCGTTAGGCGACAATATCTTTGAAGAAAAAGCCCAAATCAGCGGCTACTAACTTCTGATCGAAAGCCATTTCGATTTCAACACGATCTGACTTGATAGCCTCCATGCGGAAGCGGCGAATACGGTTGCCTTCCATACCTGCACCAATATGGCCAGTCCATGAGAAAGTATAACCAGCAGACGGAGTCATCAAGCCCGTCTTTTTGGCTGCATAGGCCAGCAAGGCATGTTTGCCACCAATAAACACATGGGCAGGGGTTTGGCCTTCTTTCGCAGTGTTTTCGATGGCCTCCATCACCAAAATTTCTTCAACGCCAACCAATTGGGCAACCGCTGCAATGCTAACAACTGCAGGATTAGCAGGGCCAACGCCACCACTGTACTTGATACGATCAACAACATCAGGATGGTCTGATAAAACATTCCAGACTTCCGCGCCTAAGACAAGCTTATTAGGCTTGAGGCCAGTTGATTTTTTGACCGCTAAAATGGCGGCTTTAATATCGCTAACAGGGTTACTATTTGCATCATTCCATTGCAATACTTCGTCAGTAGACGGGGAAGAGGCAACACCTTGCAACTCTAATGTCCAGACACCTGTTTTGAAGTACTTATTCGCCCACAACTTTTCACGTTTGATTAACGCTTTTTGTGTGACGAATGTCGTAGCTTCCATGTCTGGTGCTAATACATCATCTGCGTTATCGCGTGTTTCATCGTCAATGTCATGGTGGATGGCATAGACTGGGCAGTAGTAAGTAGGCGTGTTATCAATGCTGTAAGTCGCACCTGCCGATTCAGTGGCTGGCGCACGTTCTTGCATTTCGTCGCGGTTAAACTCACCACGATCATAAGTGTAGTAACGATCACTACGCTTGCTGACTGGAATGTTGGGGAAAACACGGGAGGCGATAAAATCACCCGCATTCTGCAACATCGCAATACTAACGTTGGTCAATGGGGCGTTGACATGAACGCTACCCGGTGAAACTTTTGCCATGATGGCGACTCCTAAGGTCTTAAATGGTTTTTCTTATCAGTTACTGCTAACCTGCATTAAACAACATTAGCACCGGGACACAAGTAAACTTGAATAATGTCGCCAGCAGCTGAGGCGGCCTCCATGGCACGACCAACAATGAATTTACCGCTAGTAGCCGTCACAGCACGGCCTGCGTTATCAGTCATAATATCGGCATCATCGGAAATAGCAGCACCTGCTACCATTTTCGTAAATGAGCCAACGATAGCAACGCCAGTCTGTTGATCAGCCAAGACTAACTCATCTTGAATAACACCAAAAATACGCTCACCCGCGACGGTTGTCGGGATGACTTTACCACCACTACGCTTACAAAAACGGTAGCATTTACCTGTTAAATCTGAGCCTGCTGTAGCAGAAACCAAGTTCAGAAGATTACTTAAAGCCATGATATTTCTCCGCCCAATAGGGCAATAAAAGTTCTATTACACCGCCACTAGCGTATTAGGCGGACTCTTCAATATAACGTTGATACAGGTCTGGATTTTCACCCAATGCTTTGGTAAACGCTTGCTCTTTGCTGATTTTGCTATCAGATTTGCGAATTTCAGCAGCTTTAGTATTTAACTCTGACAATGCTGAGCCTTCGCCACCACCATTTTTGCCGATTTGTTCTTCGTGGTTTTTAACGCCTTTTGCTTTTAAGCCTTCATTAGCAGACTTCAAAATGCGCTCGATTTCATCTGCATCAGCTTGGGTGCTTAAGCCTTTGCTAACACGATACATAATCGGTGCTAATTTTTCAGCGGTGGTAGTTAATTTATCAAGCGGTGCTAACTTCAACACGATTTGTGCTTGGGCGTTTTCTTCTGCCATTTTTTTGGCAATCGTTTCAGCTGCAGCAATACGAGCATTTTGATCACGAAGCATTTTTTTGACGGACTCTGAAACATCCATTTTTTCAATGTCGTCGCCCGGCTCGTTTGCCGACTTTTTTAATGCAGCAACTTCATTGGTAAGCTCTGTTTCGCGCTTAGCCAGCTTGTCAGCTTCTGCTGTTTTTGCTTCAAGAGCGGCAGTTAAATCGGTCAAGGTTTGATTAGCTTTTGCTAAATCTTGCGCCAATTTTTCGGCTTCTTCTTGGGAAATAGGATCCATGATGTTGTCCTCAGGAGTGTTATCATTTTTAAAAAGAATGACCGCCGAGCTTTGGTTAGCCCCTCGATCAACGAGCGATATTTCATCGACTGTTACATCGTACAACTCTTGCTCACCACTTGTCACGTCATTGCCTGCCATGATTAGTTACCCTTCGCAATTTTACGTCTAAAACCTTTGCCACCAATGCTAAAAGCCTTCAATTCACCCTTGGCGACACGCTGTTTGACGGCTTCATCATTAAGTTTCATGCCGATAAACCAGCCCGCCTTACCTAAGTCTATGCCAAGTGCTTTTTGTAGGTCACGAGTCAGCACAATTGATTCAACAATTTCACCAACTTTCGCGCCATTGTGCATCACTTTGGCCACACGGGCATCACTAACGTACTTGTGTGCCATCTTGACGACTTCTTGCTCGGTTATCACGTCATTTTGTTTATCAATTAAAGGCTGGCCACCTTCTTCATAAACCGTCACAAAGCCGTAAACGACACCTTCTTTAGCATCGTACTTGGCAATGTCTGCAACGTAATTCATTGAGCCTTTTTCGACGTTATCAGTCATTACTTTTCTCCTAACTCAATAGTTGGATCCAGACCTTTGGCTTCATAATCGTATTGAGGTAAGCCGATCAAAGTCTCGACGTATTGTTCACGCATACCGTCTAAGTGTGTTTTAGAGCCATCCTCATTGCCTTTATCAAACATGACAACGGCTTCCATTGCCCCACTAAAAAACAAAAGAAAGAAAGTGACCATGATATTGGTATTGTCAGGCTCTGCTATTTGGCCTTCAATCGCAACAAATGGCGCAATGCCGCCCGTTTGGCTGTTCCAGTCTTTGACGGGTTCATATTCCGCATTTTCGCCAAGAAAAATCGCTGCTAGATTTGATGCTTTTTCTAATGTTTTTGCTGCGAATTCATTGCGTGATTTTTCGGTTTGACTGGTGACCGCTGCTAACATCTCAATGATTTCACTTTGAGCATTGCCAAGTATCATACCCACGACGACAATGTCGCCTAAATAGGGCTTATCACCTGTTGCTGCATCAAGTGATAAATCGACGGTAGTCTGGCTTGTATCGCTGCTTAACTTTGGCATAGTTTTTCTCTTTTTCATTATGCTAGGGCTTAATCAAGCACCATGCAAATGTTTGTTATGGTAATAAAACGGCATCGACAAGAACCACGCTTTTATCGCCGTAATTATCCGCCCCTGCTGGTGTACCTTTTGGATAGACCTTGGTGATTAACATCCTTGCGTTAGCACCTAAGATAATCTCCTGCTCGTGGGCATGATTTGATATTGGCTTAGTCCCTTTTGCATCATATCCAGCAAATAGCCCGCGCACTCCTTCTGCCGTGGTCAATCTAAACTGGACATTGCCGCCCCAATTATTAGGATTGATAGACGTAGAGCTGATAGCAAACTCTTGCACGACCTTTCCCTTACCATGTGCAATCAATTGAGATATTTGCTTCTGATCCATCGTTACCTTACGCGACAAGACTGTACCTTGTTTTAACGGTACTGCCGCTGCCTCCATTCCAAGAGCTGCCAACTTTGCTTTTGGTGTTGGACTACCAGTTCTGAATGACGGGTTCATACTGTTATATCCAGAACCTGTGTAACTTCTGATAGCCTCTTGCTGGTTCTCAGGTAGTTTATTAAATGCCTCATGTGAAGCAGCTGCATAAGTATCATTAGTCAAGCCTGCGCTGTATTTAGCCTTAGCTGGCGGCGTGTACTTCTCAGGCGTATCTATTTTTGCAATCACTGGGTAAAACGCTAGTTTATCTTTTGTCTCGCTTGGATGCTTTAGCGGGACTGCTGCTGCGCTAATCTGAGCCAATGCCTCATTTCTGGTTTTCCCACCAACAGTGATTTTCTCCATTTTGGGCGGTGGATTTTTCTGTAGATTTACGTCCTCTGTAACCTGCTGCAAATACGAAGATACATGCTGACTAGGGCTTGATGTCTTATATGCCTTAAGTCCTTCTAAATCGCCTTTCTGTGCCATTGCATATATTTTGCCGACCTCGGCATTGTTCTGATCATTAAACAGTTTGTTTGATGATAATGGCTGATTACCTTTATCTGGCCACTTATTAAAATCTGGTGGCTGGGTAATCATTTTTTGATCAATAACAATTTCCTTAGGCTTGACCTTAGCAGCTGCTGCGATTGCTTCTTGTGCCCGCGTTACAGGTGCTACTTTAGCTTTGGTAGAAGTAGCCGTGATGGCCTCGGTCGTTGTCGCTTTACCACCAATTGACGCTATAACATCTGATTTATAAGCATTGGCTTTCTTGTAATAAGTGTTTGAGCCAATAATAGTGACTGCACTTAATGCTGCTTGTGCTTGTTCTGCCGTGATAGTGCCTTTTTGATGCGCCGACGCAATTGCTTCGATTTGATCAATCTTTAAACCTAAGCTTTTGTTTGGATTTGCTGGTGTAACAATGTTTGGCTTCACAGGCATTGCTGGTAAAGGAGTTATTGGCTTAGCGGCAACTGGTTTAACATCTGGCTTAGCTGCTGCCATAGCTGCATTTGCACGCGCTACAGGTGTTGTAGGCTTAGCTGCAGGTGGATTGGTATAGTGATTAAGCAGCTGCTCGTAATGTTTATCAAAAGACACCAAGGCCAAGCTATTGAGATTTCCTTTTTTGCTTGGCGGTATGATTTTCTCATAAATCATTTTAGCATCATCAAATTTACCCATCCCCATTGCCTGATTAACAAACAAAGACGCGCCTGTTAATAAATCACCCATTTTTTTAGTGACTGTTGGGAATAGTGGCGGCTTAGGTGCCGATTTCGACAACTCTGCTAACTCGGCAGAGGTCATTTTCTTGGCGTTAATCGTGTTTGTTGCAGCCACAACATTATCGTTACTGCTTGTGTCAGCACTGGCTTGCAAAGCTTTCACTTGATCAACGATAGCCTGTTTACGCTCAATTAGTTTTGCAGATAAATCGGCTTTTTCAGCATCAGTACCCGGGCCATATTTATTGACAAGTTTCTCAATGTCTTTGTTAGAGATAGCGGCTACTTTTAGCGATGAATTTGCTATCTCGCTGGAGGTCATATCGCCATAAACGGATGCGGCTTGTGCATTCTTTGTCTTGTCGCGCAAGGTATTAAGCTCAGTAGCTTTACCATCAAATGCTTTGCCCTTAGGCGTGCCCATAGCGCGATATAGCAAGCTGCCACCCGGATCAATACGCACTGCTTTGCCTTCTTTGGTCACAACAATGTTGTCATGCTGTAGCCCAACAGAATCCCAATTAGCTAACCACGCATCAACAGCAAAGCCTTTTTGTGCTTCTTTAATTGTGGCTTTACTGGTATTGACCGCGCTTAATGGGCCATCAAGCATACGGCTTGCAACACCCAATCCACCACCATGGGCATTGCCTAGGGTTATCGTTTTCATTTCTGGCGCATCAACACCCGCCAAATTATAAAGACGTGCTGCTAATACTTCATTTTTAGCAACATCTGGACTACCTGCACCTTTCACTAGCCACTGTGCGCCATTGGCATCTTTATAAATTCCACCCGGATTGCTGCCGCCCGGCTTAGGTGCGACATAGGTCATTGTCGATAGATTCATTGGCTCAGCGATTGCGCGAGTGGCTTTGGTACTGCTTGATCCTGCACCAGTTGATGACAATGACTGCGCGTAGCCAACAGCACTATTCCAGTTATTCCAAACGGCTTTTTGATAAGGGTTTGACTTGGCTGTTGGCTCTGTTGGCTTCATTGCCGCTAAACCAACAACATCGCCCTTGTTGGCCATTGCCGACATGGCTGTTATTTTTTTATTAGCCGCTAACAATGCGCTGTTGTTTGGATTGCTACCTGTTGCTAATGCTGGCTTATGTGCGCCCATGGCCAACTGAGCACTTGCCAAGCTGCTTGATGCAGCTGATACAGCATCAGCTAAGCCGCCAGCTCCACCCTTAGGCATGAATTCACCACCCTTAGGACTGCCTGCTGGATAACGGGGGTGTTGGCTATTAAATTTAGAGCCTCCACTCGTGGATCCAGTGCCTCTACTGCCTCCTTTTTTGCTTAGCCATATTTGAGCGTTAGCATTGGCGCGATTGACGGCTAATTGCAGCTCTCTAAATCCTTGTGTATCACTTTTAGCCAATGTTTTATTGGCATTAAAGTCATTTGCAATTTTCTTATCTCGAGCACGGTTTAAAAAGTCTTGTAGCTGGTTTGGTGGCACTAATTTTACGCTCTGAGTTTCCCATCCTGCATCTGTTGGCTTTCCACCAACACGCTCAGCACGGTAAAAACGACTAATGCTGGTGTCACCTTCATAATCACCAACAATGCCCGTAATTTTTACTTTTAAGCCGGACTCTTCAAATGCCTCTTTAATTGCGTTTGCTTGCAGACTTTTGATGTCTTTTTCTTGCCCGCCCTTAGGGAATGACGCGTGATAACCACCAAAATGATTGGTCGGCTCTACGATCCAGACTCGACCGTCAGGTTCTTGGACAATAACACCAGCACCATTACGCTTTTGCTGACCACTTGCGTCATACGCCTTAGGTAGCTTTGGCTCTTTCATTTGCATCTGGCCGCCGACGCTATTCCAGCCTTCGGCGGTCGTTGGCGCATCTTTCCAGCTTGTAAATGGTATGCCGTTTAGTGCTGCTGGCAATTTGCCTTTTGGCACGAATACAGCTGCTTGATTAGGATCCTTCCATGTCTCTGGCGGCGACGCAGTTGTTGGGTGCGTTATCAGTACAGGCTTTCCATTTTCATCTCTGTGCGGGTGAAAGCTGGGCACTGGTAGCAATGGCTTGCTCTGCTGGGTGCCCGTGCTGCTAGAGCTACTGATCGTCGTTGTTTTAGCCCTAAACTGGCCGCCTTTTGAGCTGCCAGCTGGGTAACGTAACTGCTTTGATTTTTCGATGGCTTGCAATGCTTTAGCAATGGTAATTGAGATATTTGTTGTCATTTTACTTGCTCTGGTTCAATGGCTCTAATAAGTGTGCCACAACGGCATGATGGGTGTAATGGTGAAAGCATCACGAACACACCGCCACCAATGTTAAATTTCTCATCTAGCGGTATTCCGTAGCCCTCTGCGCCCTTGTTTAGCATGGGCAAAGGCCGACAGATAGGGCATGTACGTTCACCGCTTCCGATAAGCCATTTCTTACGCACTAGCGAGGCGTTAATCACGCCACTACCTACAGCTTGATTCCAGCTTGCTAATACTCCCGCGTTAACCGCCCTTAGGCTCTCTGTACGCGCTATGTTTTCGCTTCGATGCTTAAGGTACTTGCGACGATAGGCTTCAACCATCTTGTCTATTTGCTGCGGTGATAACGGATTCCCTGTCGCCATCGTTTTTTGCAGTGTTTTATCGTAGCGAAAGTCTCTTAGTCTGCGCTGCATAATGCCATCTAAGACATTGCCATTAGCATCAGTTTCATAGGTCTGCGCTCCCCCTGGTGCTCGACTGATTTGTCCGCCAAGATTCCAGCCAGCCGCTGTTTTTTTCTTGTGAAAGTTCTGCAGCTCGGTACGAAAGTTTTGAACAGCGAATGATTGCTTTTTGGTTAGACCAATCAGTTTGCGAACATCACGAGCAATGTCACGCGGGTTCGCTCCTGATTTGATACCTGAATCAATTACCGACTGAATACCTTCGCGGGTACTGTCGTTAATTTCTCTAATCAGGTTCATCTCGTAATTTTTCATAAAATCAACAATGCGGGGGTTTAGCTTGTCGAACTGAAAAACTATTTTCTGTGGTTTGAATGGCGACGGTGGCGAGCTGCTGCCGAAAACAGAAGGCGGTGACACTGGTGGCGGTGCTGGCGGGATTGCCGTCTCAGTAATAAAATTAGCTTCGGCAATTGCAGACTCGACATAGGCATTATGCAGAATCTCAATAGCAGGAGCCATTGCGTTGGCAACAATACTCATAGTCATGTCTGTTGCACGAACAGAAACACCGCCAATTTCCAATGCTTTAATCAGCGCGCTTTCATCAACTTGATCATCTAAATGATCAAAGGTGTCCATCAGTGACTTGGCAAGCTCTTTTTCATAAGCTGCGGCCATGGCATCCAGTTTATCAAGGATAGCCTGTTCTTCTGGCGATATGCGGTCGCCAGAATCTTGCTTGCTAATGCTTTTGATTTGCCCCTTGTTTTTTGTGATAACAAACATGATTACTCCGCATCATCAGTTGTTTTATCAGCTGGCTTATTTTTATTCGGGAACATTTTTTCATCACGCGCAACAGTTTCGCCGCCGACATCTTCTTCTGGTGCCGCTGGCAATCCCATACGTTGACGGAGCATGTTTTCAAGGTCGCGGTCTGGGAATATCGTTGCACCATTTCCAGCCATGGCGGTCAATGTCCGCGCAATCTGGTCAAGGTCAAGGCTTTCAATATCACCATGCGTTAGTTTTGGCGTTAAAGTCTCATCAAAACCGTTCACGCGCATCAGGTAAGGTATAAGGCCATTAGCTGCATTAAAAGGCTCGACAATGCGCTTTAGGATTGCGCTAACTGCCGTGGCAAATAGGGCTGTTTTATCGCTACTGAGTGCCCAGCTACCAGATGTTTCACCCAAGAAAATAAACTCGGCTAAAACAGTCATGGCAATGCGACGATCATAACGATCAATGATTTTTGTAGTATCAAACTGGCGCGTACCGCCACTACTTAGCAGAGATACGTCATACAATAGCACACCAGCTGCATCTCGCGTATTTGGCAAGACAATGCCTTCTTGCTTGTCTCGCTTGATGTTCTGCGCCATTGTCTTATAAGCTTGCAATGTTCTTTTTTGATCTGGCGTTGCATTCTTTTCAAATAATTGACCGGGAACACGCACAACTGGCAGACCTGCTAAATCACGCTCAACACCAATACCTTCAATTTCTTCCATGCGCGTCTTAAATAACCATGGTCTATACGCATTACGCAATAAACTGCGACCTTGTGGGTTATTACGATTGCTCTTGGTGCGAAAAAGCATGAAGCGACTAGCGGGAATGTAGACTAACGATCCTGTATCGGGTTGTTGCCATAAGCCAATCACATCATCATGGTCTGACAGCTCCCAGCGGTCAATGGTTTCAGGTGCCCGTAAAGCAATCTTGCGAACACCAATCAATCCATCATTAAACAGACTATTTGTTTTCGGATCTGCCGATGTGCCACGTCGACGCTTAAGTACTGTTTCCATAGGCGCAAAACCAGCCCATAAAAAATTAAGTACTTCGGTGAGAAAGTCATCCCAAGTATGTTCCATATCTTCAAAAAGAATGGTTTCCATTGTCTCGGCTATTTCTTCCGCCTTAGGTGATTCGTCTTTTGGTGTCACATCAAAGGTTACTTGACGGATAAGCATTTCAATCGCAAAAAGAAACGCGCCGATGATTGGGTCATTGTCTGCCATACGCCGATAAGTCTTGATACCTTCCCGACCGCGTAATTCTTTTATCTGTTCATCGTCAATGTAGCCACCCGACGAACGCAGGCCAGTTGTACCAATTTCGTCGGTATCAAATTTTTCTAAATCGTGCATTGTTGAAATAATCGGATCAACTTCATCGCCTTCAATTTCGTCTGCTGGCGTTGTGTGGTGCTGGCTCATTATGATGGACTCCAAAAACTTGAATCTCGCGTCAATGACGCAGGTAGTATTAGTGTGTTGCTATTGTCTGTTACTGGCGCAAACGTTAAAAGTACGGCATCGGCTAAGTCTGGCGAACGTGGGTTACTGGCTGTTTTGCGTAAACGAACCTTCATCTCATCTTTAGACTCGACTTTAAGCTTTCCGTTTGAGCCGATTTTGTATTTTGGCAATGTCAATTCTGCCGTTAAATCTTCTGCTATCTCAGGATCTAGCATAGCAAAGCTTGGAGCTTCATTCTCAATCCATTGCTTGCCTTCTAGCCATAGATAATCGCGCATCTTTTCTCCCTGCGCTTCGACCATTTGATCCTTTTCTCGATACGGATTTTCGCGCACGGGTGCCGACGCAGCTGCTTGAACGTCAATGATCAATGTGTCTGCAGGTAAAATTCCTAAGTCTCTTGCCTCGCGCACGCCATCAACCACGCCAGCCCCCATGCCGACACCATCAATAAATATCTTTTTAGAGCCAAAGGCTAGGGCTAAATTAACAATTTGGCCTGTTGTGGTAGTAGTTGCTTGCTTTGCGTGAATTTCTCCATGGAGTAGGTTTTTACCTTGCCGTATGAACAACGCCACTCGGTCATCACCATAACGCGCAACGTCTGCCCCCAAACGAATGTCACTATCGTTGTCATCATCATAAGGATCACGATGTATGCAAGGCTCGGTATGCTCTAAACTGATAAGAACATCATCTTCTTGCTTCGGAAATTCACCATCCGACCGCACGCGAACTACGTTTGATCCTTCGCCATATTGCCTAACTAACTTTTTGCGATAGTCTGGATCCGCAAGCGGTGATTCACTGGACTTAAAGTGCAAGGCTGTAAATTCAGCCCTATCTTGATGATGCGAACGATGAAAATATCCTGATAGGCGCGTAGGGTTTCCAATCAGTAATAAACGTGCGCCATGGCTTGATAATGCACCCTCGGCTACCTCGAAAACTTTTTCGTAAACACCCGACGCTTCTTCCACAATAAATAAAATCTTACCGCGTTCGTCTGATCCTTCGGCAAGGCTAAATCCGTCCTCGCTAAGTATCACATCGGAGCTATGGAACCCTTGCAAAGCGTCGGGATTATCGCGGCCACTGGTACGGGCAATAGCAAACCACTCTTTAGGTGCTGACTGGTCGTAAATGCGCTCGTTGGTGAAAGTAAAAAGGTTGTTAAGCCAGAAGCGTGGATGATCACCGCGCCGCTGGCTTAACTCTGCTGACTTACGCGCCCATTTGTTAATCTCAGCCCATAGCACATCGCGCAATTGATGACTTGTAGGTGCGGTGCATGGCACCCGTGCGTAATCCCTAGTTTCTAAAAACCATGCGATTGCGCCAGAAGTTGCACCAGTCTTGCCAACACCGTGCCCAGCTCGACAGGTAACTTTTGCCCCCTCTGGGATCATCGCTTCTAAGAGTTTTCGCTGTTGCCATGATGGCCTCATGCCAAAGCGTTCTATCACATAGCGTACAGGGTCATCTGTCCACAATTCGCGAAGGCGGACGTAGGCATAAATCTGCTCTGGTGTTGGGGCTGCTATCTTCTGAGCTTTTCTCATTCATCATTCTGGCTTTTTAGTTTTTCTGCATCGCGCAACAATGAAGCAAGGCCACCGCCACCGCCTAAGGCGTTGCCCTCTGGATCTGTTGGGGCAATCTTTTTAGGTGCATCCAGTCCTAACAACTCAGAACGACGAATCATTATTCTTAATACACGATCCATGGCTTTTAAGTCGCCGTTATTGGCCATGGTTAAGGCTTTTTGCAGCATTCCATCTAAACGCAAAAGCTCTAACTGCTTCACTTCCGACGCAGCTTCTTCTGTTTTGGCTTCTACATTTTTAAGATAGTCAACAACAAGGCTATGTGCTGATTGTTTACTTATACCGAGTGCTGTACCGATTTGCTCGTATGTGTATGCAAGCTTACGCAATTCAAAAGCCTTTAGGCGACGTTCTGCGGTTGTTAGCTTTGGACTGCTTGTTTTACATCTGGCCATGGTTCACCCCTTCATTTGTTATTCTGGGTGGCAATACGCTCTTGTTTAAGCTGCTTTGGTGGCTTGCCTGTACGTTTGATTGCAATATCTTCAAAGCTTGCATTTTCCTCAGCATGTAGAGCAATCATGCCTGTCCAATCTTGCCATCTTCTAACAATCACGTCTGCATAGTGCTCATCAAGTTCAATCAATCGTGCTTTGCGTCCTGTTTTTTGGCAAGCAATCAACGTTGTGCCTGATCCTCCAAAGCAATCAAGCACAATTTCACCGCGCTTAGTGCTGTTCATCACCAGTTTTTGAATTAGTCGTACTGGCTTCATAGTCGGATGTAGCTCTGCCTTTGCTGGCTTATCTTCATGTATGACAGAGTGCATAGCTGATTGAATAAGGCTCTGGCAAAGTGTTTCCAGCTCGGCGCGCGACATCTTTTTCAAGTCTTTCGTGTCATCAATCACCGTTGTCTGGCTAAAGTCTTTGCAGTAGTAATGCCCTGCGCCTTCTTTCCATCCGTAAACGATTGGCTCATGCCGTGGGTTATAGTCTTTTGGACTTAAGACGTGGTTATTCTTCACCCACACCAGCACCTGCGATATTTTCCACATGGCCATCTTTGCGGACAGGTGAAAAGCTTCTGTTTCTGAGTCTGGATAGAAGACGTAAAAGCAAGCACCGGGGCGGGAAACATTAAAAGCAGCTTGGTAAAAATCTTTTAGAAACATGAGAAAATCAGTAACGCTCATCACATCATTTTTAATGTTCTGCTCAATGCGTTTACCACCGTCATTTTTATTTAAGCTGGCATTTTTGTCGCCATACGACACGTTATAAGGTGGATCCGTTATCAATAAGTCTGCTTGTTCATTGCCCATCAAAAAAGAAACATCATCTTTACTCGTGCTATCACCAACAAATAAACGATGCTCGCCCATGATCCACATATCGCCTTTTTTACTAACTGCACTTTCACGAACAGCAGGGATAACGTCATCATCGACCTCACCATCGGTGACGGGATCAATAGCAGGCTGGCCAGATAGTTCATTAAGAAATGTTTGCAGATTTTGGTCGTTGACATCAATGTCACTTATTAGTTGCGTAAGCATTTCTTGATCGGTTGTGGCCATCGCGCTGATTGGGTCAAAAGTGGCAAGTATTACAGCCTCTTCATCGTCGCTTAAGTCAACGTACACGACTGGTACTTTAAGCTGGCCCGCCTTGAGTGCTAGACCTACTCGTAGATGGCCATCGACAATGTAGCCTGTGCGCTGATTAACAATAACGTTTTGCACATAGCCGACCTCATTTAACACGCCTGTCATTGCTTGTTTTTGGCTGTCGCCGTGTACGCGCCAGTTGTTTGGGTTAGCCAAAAGCTGTTCTGGAGATTCTTCACCTTGGCCAATGATCCGATTGCGCCATTGATTGCTTTGCTTAGCCATTTTATTTCTCGACAATTTTTTTAGTAGGGTGTTGGTTAGTCAACAGTAAAAAATAATTTAGCGCGTATGGCGGCATAGGGTTTATGCCCTGCTCCCATTTTTGCCAGCACGAATAAGAGCACTCCATCACTAAGCGCGCACCATCTTGCGTTAATCCAGACGATAGCCTAAAAGTTTTTATGTGTTTTTCGTCTTTACTCATGGCGGTTTTCTTGTGTTAGTACGTCTGGTGATTGTTATTTGCTTTATAGCGCGTGTGGAGGACATAGACAATCACAAAATGATTGTTGATGCTGATAGTAGCCAACTGCTTGATATTGTTTTATGATTGTTTTTCCTCGTGCTTAGGTGCTATCGGCAAGCATCGGCAAGCAGAGAAACCCCGCGAAAGTGGGGTTTTTTATGGCTTATTTTCAGGAATTAAAAACCATACTGCGATTGTTGCGACAGCAAGAACGATAAACAGCGGGATTAGCGCGCATCTGAATGCCATTTTTAACATAAAAATCTCATATCAATATATCAATAAAAAACCGCCCGAAGGCGGCTTTAGATAATTTCGTCAGAGACGTAATTATTCAAATTCTTTCGTGTTATCGTAAACAATATAGATGCCATTTGTATCACTAACCCTACAAACACGAATGTCTGAAAGTGTTAGCAAGGGGTGTAAATCGCAAAACGCCTGCATATCCGCTTCAAAACCTGAATCAACAGGGATTACTACAGAAACTAAAGCCATAATAAACTCACTTAAAAATTAGCCAGTGGAATTTCTGTGACGTTTCCAATTAAGGTCATACCCACATTAAGGGTGTTTCCTTCCAACTGCATTCCCTGTCCTGGATACAAGACATACGATCCGTTCGTAGCAGCTGAACCAGTTCCGCCCGTTGTTGTGATTGAGGGCTTACCGAAATCATTAGCGACAGTCAAGCTCGTAAGAGCCCCATAATACAATTTTAATTTCGAGGTTATTGCACTACCAAAATTGTTATTCTGGGAATAACCACCCAACGTAGCTAACTGAGTAGTTGATTTAATCCTTGTCCAAGTCATTGTTCCCGTTGAATTATAACCATTGATTTGGGCAACAATGATAACCACACCAGAATCAGCAGGATTCCATAACTGAACTGCGGTGTATCTTGCGAAGACTCCAGGAGCAGTAACACTATAGTAGAAGTTCATTCCTTCAATTACCGCTTGAATAAGAGAAGATTTAGCATCAAAAGCAGTTGGCAATGGGTTAGCCTTAGACACATCATTTACAGTAACTTTACTTTTTAGTCCTGTGATCGACATCTTAATTGCCCCCAGTATAAGTAACAGACGCGCCAACAGACGCTACTGTTGCTGTTTTTGTAATTCTTAATACGCCAGCGGTATCTCTAACATTAACGACTTCGCACCCTGCTTCTAAAATAAACTCACTGCCACCAAAATTAAACTTTTGGAATGCTGCTTTTGAATTATCGTAGATTTCACATTTAACGTATTCACCAGTAGCCATGCCAGTACTAGCAACAAACGTATATTGGCAATCTGGTAAGAGTTCATACTCAATGTCAGTAGCATCACCAGCTGCTGCAACCGCTGAGGTTGTTGCGGCAATAAGTACTACGCTTTTATTTTTTGGCGTTATTTTGTGAAGTGCCATTTCTATGACTCCAGTTGATTTGATTGCATGGCTATTGCTGCTTAGATTAGCGGATTTTTTGAGATTGTGCAGGATGTTTATTTTATTCTTATATTGGTTGTTTATAGCCAGTTATCAACTCATGCAAAACACCAATTGGAGTCATAGAATCAACAGCCATGACATATAAACGGGTTTTATTATCTGAGCCATAAAAAATAGCTCGGCGATAAATGACTACCGCGCACTGAGTAGGGTTGTCTTGATCGGGATTAAAAAATTGATACTCTTGCATAGCATCATCAACGCTAATACGCTTACCATCAGCTGGCCCACCTACAAACAATAAGAATGACCACGTTTTTTGCTCTTTGTCGCTCATAATTCTTCACTCAACATGACACTGCCATCAAAATAATGATTGGTCTTAAACTTGCCCTGTATGCCACTTGCCAGTGCATACAATTTTAGCCACGCCTCAAGTGTTTTACCGCCAGCTAGTGCCGCTTCTGGCGGAATATCGCAGGCTTGTATAACGACTGTCTTTGCTACTCGAACATTTTTTAACGCCGCTATTTGCGAATCGTGATTTCCAGTCAACCATTGCTTTACCCTCGAGGCGATAACATCGTTAATAAAATTTTCGTGGAATGCGTCACCGTCATTAGCTGGCATAGAATTTATATGCTCTTTGTATTTTTTACCCATTGCTTCGGCATCTGGGCAAAACCACTTGTTACTAATTAGGCATGTTTGGCAGGTTGTTAGGTGATCGACAAGCGGCCTTTTTCTTTCTTTTTTACCCTGCGCACTCATAATAATCACCAACTAAATATACTTGATACGTCCCCAAGTGTACCAACGATGGCCAGTAGTAAATTCAATTTCAATGCCACGCATATCAGGCGATTCAACATTTAAGTGCGTGATTGTTACTGACTGGATACCCGGAACATTAAGAATTTCTGCCTCTGTCTTATTTTGAATGGCTTCGATAACAGGATTAGCATCATCTGCATCTACCTGATCGCCGCCTTCATCAACAAAGTCATCAAACAAATCAAAAACGAAAGCCCCCGAAGGGGCGGCCGCTTCGTGGGCAGGCTGCGTGTTCATGGTTATTTAGCTCCAAAATCATCATCTGTTGCGGGTGCAGGATCCGTATCTTTAGGCTTCTTCCCGCGCGGCTTTAACTTTGGCTTAGCATCAGTTTCGGCTGGTGGCAAGCCATCATCAAGCGGGTTTACTTCACTGCTTGCTGTACCAAGATCGTTTAATGCGTCGCGTAATTCGTTTTCATCGGTTAATGGGGCGACATACCCGTCATCACCCGGTTGTAGCGGAGGATTATCATTCCCTTCGGTAAACTCGGCATCAACGATACTGTCATCTTCATCGGGTTTGAAACTAATGCCAGCCAAAGGGTGTACGTTGCTTTTTCCTGTCACATCATTACCGACTGGATCGCCAACTTCGCGTTTGCCTCGATCATCAAAAAACGATTGTTGGTCAGACTCACCTTTTACGCTATCAACATCGCCCGTTAACGCATCGGAATCGGCAACAACAATCATGCAGCTGCTACCTAAGCAATCCATAAATTGATGGCGGTTTGGGTGGTCTTTGGGAATTTCAAAAACGGCCTTAATGCCGTCTTTTAACGTTACTTGTGCAAGTACGCCATTGATCGTTACGCGCTGGCCAGCAGCGATAATTGATACAGCTGCTTCTACGTTGTAAACAACTCGGCGGCGTAGGCGTTCAATAACATCGTCTTGCTTCATTGCAGACATCTTCTGCCAAACGTCTGGCAGGTGCTTAATTTCATCAAGCAATGCTAAAAGCAAATCTTTTGCCAAAGTGTCACGGGCAATAATTGGCGACAAACCATCTTCGTATGGAGTATCTGGCTGGGCATCTTTAATCATGTTGCTTCTCTCTGGGTTAGTGCGCTTTCGCGCCTGTTTCTAATTCAATAATGCCTTTATTCATCGGGTATTTAGCTTTCGCCACCGAGATGTTCAAAAAGCTATCAATAACACGGCCTTCGTAGTTAACAACACTACAAATGCCGTTTGCTTCAACAAACCCAACAAGCAACGCTTGTTTAAGTTTGTCTAAGTTTGCCTGTGTAATAATGCGAGGATATTTTTTAGATCCCTCGCACATCCAACACCGCACATAATCGGACGTTACGCCCAAGAGCGCGGCAATTTTATCGGCCTTCTCTACCTTATTGCGGCCTTCCATACCGTTAAGGATTTCCAAGAATTCAAGTGTACGAGGTTGTAACTCGCGCATTTCATCCACCTGTTAGTTAGTTCAACGTTTTCATGTACTGAGTTGTGCCAGTACCGCCACAAGCGATACAGCTATAACCATCAATTACGCCTGTCCCTAGGCATGGATGGCATCGACTAAGATCAACGCGGATCATTTCGGCTTTATAAAAACCAATTACACCGTTAGCGACCGCGTGTGCTAAGAAAACAAGGATTTCAACACCCTCAACGCCTTCACCGCTGGCAATTTGAAGTGCCTGTAAGCGTTCATCCTTAAGCGTAATATCTTCACGAAAAATCACTACACGGAAGAAACGCTCAGGCATACGGCATTCTTGAATAATCACATTCATACGATCCTTTGATGTTGCCATCATAGTCGCAACGTCTGCCCACTCACCTTGCTTAAACTCAGCTGGCGGCCTGTACAGATCACCCAAAGAAGGGATAACGTCTGTAGGTTGTAGAAGATACGGATTGTTTTCATTCATTTTGTTGATTCCTGTTTGGCTGTATGAACAATATCGCCTATCCGTTTATCTGTCAACAAAATGTGTTGTATTTAATAAGTTTGTCTATTGTAGGCATAACATCGAAGCAATCGCCTAAGAAAAGTTTTGACTGGCCAAATATAGAAACGGTCATAAATTATAAATCTATTATTTTTTGGTGGCGGTGTAAAAATCATCTACGCAGGCGTTATACACCTGCGTAGGTGTCTAATACCGAGTTAGGTTTCGTCTTTATGCTCTTGCTTAAACACAAAAGTTAAATACTTTCTGTTTTGAAAGTGCATTTTTACTTTTTGCATACCGTACAACGAGCAAAGTTTGTCGTATAAAGACCAACCAAGCGTATTTACAAATAATGCTAACCCATAAAAAACTAAAAAACCAACAACTAAGAATGTTGTTGACACTGTAACTATAAGTCCTACCACATAGATAAACGCATCTAAATTCACAGCTACCTCCAAACCTAACTCACGGTTCAAGTCAGATGCTAACCCAGCCTCTAACTTCTCATTATTCATTTTCACTTACTCCAGTTTTCTAATAATAGCAGTGGGGTTAGCACTGCTTAACCTAGTAGTTAGGTTTTACTGCCGTAATCAAAATCTACAGGTTTTCCGCAATCGTGTTTTTCTTTTTTGGGATAGAAAAAAGAAATTTTTTGACTAACCGCAGCAAAATCCCCTTTACAATGTTTGAAATTATCATCTTTCAATCTGTGCGTAAGAATTGTATTTGTCGTTAAGTCAAGGTACTCATACCCAAACAGTGTAAAAAATCTAATAGCATAAGCACCATCTTTGAATCGGACAATTTTAGGTCTAAACAGCATGAGTTGATAACCTCCAACAAACGGGGCAATTTACAGATAAGTAGTTGCCGTCTCTTTGGTCGTAATTCATTTTTGCTTCTTTTTGCTTAAACTCAAAAACAGTCTTGCAATCTCTGCAAGTTGCTGTATAAGTTTTTTCTTGTGGTAATTTACCTTCTTTAAGTATTTTCATACCAATCTCCAAAAACCTAACTCACGCTTTAACAGTGACACCACCCCAGCCACTGCCTAAGCATTAAATATATAAATGATTCACTTGCACAGGCTTATAACGTGTGGGGTGGCGCACGTTAAGCTAGTAGTTAGATTCAATCAGCTTCTAAAAATATCGACCATTTTTCTACTAAGTCGCTAAATTGTTCATTGGGTTCTTCGTAGTAGTAAAACCCCGTTTCTTCACTCCATCGCGCAACCTGGTAGCCCGTTTCGCTCCATTCGGGGCAGTAACAAAGAATAGGCTGTTCAACAGGTGGCAATTCACCACTATTTACATCAATCCACTTCATCATAATGTCGTACTCTGTTATTTATCGTTAAAACACATCTAACTCTCATTCAAACCGGTAAATACCCAGTCAATCATCAAGTGTTTAACTTTCCGTGCGGGCATTTACGGCTTAATTTTTTAGTTACAGTACTTAAAACACTGTCAACTTTATCAACAATAGCAATGTATTCAGGTGACCAGAAACAGCGTGGCAAGCCAATGCTTTCACTGTTATCACCGTCACCAATCCAAGTACGCGCCTCAGTAAGTACTGTTTCAAGCTGCTTGACGCGCTGTTTCAGAAACACCGTGCAATCGTGGCCGCCATGCCGGCCATGCGGCCAGACATAGCCACAATCGTGGCAAGTGTGAGTTTGTGGGTTAGCCACGGTGCTTCTCCTTATCTTTTTGAATGTCACTTGCAATCTGCAAGGCCAAAGTCATGGACATTTTCTCAATAAGCCTTTCTTTTGAAAGACTCCATTTAGCTTGCTCATCCACACCATAAGCCCAACGTTTACCGCCAAAATTAACAATTGCGTGATAACCAAATGTTTTGTAATCAAGCCCTGTATTTGACAGAAGCACATCTAATCTGGTGGTTGATAGTTCTTGTTCAGTAAAAGAGGACAACTCTAAAGAAGGCTCATATTTAATAGTAAAAGGTTCAGAAACAACAACATCAACGGCTTCACGCTCTTTGAACGATACATTTATCAGTGTTGGTCTAAACAAAGCACTGTTGCTGCCAACCATCTGCTTTGCGTCATATATCTCATCTTCAAGATCACTTATCTTTTCACCTTGGCGTTTACACAAACCATCAGCCATTGTGTAAGCTTTTTGCAGGCGTGAAATTTCAGCCTGCAAACATAGTATTTCTGCACGCATCTTGCGTTTTTGTTGCCGACCGAATCTATTGGCCATGATTTACCTCTTGCTCAATGTTCTTAACTGGTATTTTCCATTCTGTACAGTCTTGACGGTACTCAGGCGGATAAGTTTTAACCGTTTTTGAAAACCCAAAGACATCACCATAAACAGGGTATCCAGAGCAAACCCTTGGTCTTGACTCGTAAACAGAACATCCTGAATCCGTTACTTTTTTACACATCCAAAAAAATGGCCCTTTCTTGTTGTAGGCAGGGTGGCTTTTTACCCATGTAAATATGTAAGGATTTTTCTTTTTTGCACGACGCTTGCTAATTGGAATCCAATTTTTCCGTACAAAAAAAGCATCACCAGTTTTGGGCTTTGCCATTTTTGAAATATCGTGTTTATTTAGCTTCAAAATAATAGTTCTGCAGCAGGCAGTGCATTGCTTACCATTGATGACGCAAGCAGAAGAACTAGCCATGATTACCGCCACCAGATTGCAAAGCGTAAATATAAACAGGTCGATAACCCGCATTTTTACAACGACTTAAATGTGGTTCTTCTGGTAAACATAAATGTAAATATGGGCCACTGTCTGGCTTACCGTTTTCATCTACCCAATAAAAACCAACCTTTTTCAAGATGCTTGGGATTGTCGTAACATCTGTACCTGCGGGCAGTTCAAGCAAATGACCGACTGCGTGTAATGCTTTTGCTTGTTCGTTTAAAGCTTCACGCTCGGAGCTTGATTTTTCCATTTCAGCAGAACGCAATAAGTCCTCAATCTCAGCGGTCAGCTCTTCCGCATAATGAGCACCACCATCACAAGCTGAATGATCCTCTGATCCGTGCATTCCCATGGCATAGCCGCACATGCACACGCCAGACTCAACTTTACAGGTCTTAAGCATTGAAAGCGTTCCCTCAAGTGCTTTTCTGCATTTGTCTGGGTCGCCTTGCATGAGTGTAATGAATGACCGTGCTTTTTCAATTCGCTCGGCTGCTGGCGGTGCTTCAAGGCTGTCAAGGTATAAGCGGTGTGCGGTATCAAGAGCGGTTTCCAGCTTAACGCCTTGCATGAAGTTAATTGATCCAATGCGGACAGGCTTTTCAAGAACAGGATCAGTATCCGATTGCTTAAGCACGCGCAAACACTCAGCGAGTTCATGTAATTCATAACTGTACTCACGCTTAGCCTCTGCATGTGCCCCTGTACCAAATTCAAGGCTACCAGTATCAGGATCCGTAGTGCCATTTGCATCATCAAAAGATTCACGACGCTTATCAATGAAAGTGGCAGCACGTTCAATACCAGCATCAATAGCTACCGCCACCTTGAGCTTAAGAAAATCCGTACAGCTATGCGCTGCTAAATCACCTTCACGATAAGTCCAGCCGCACGTTTTGCATTCGCACATTGTCCGCCGTTGACGCGCCGCCAGTTCTTCATTAGTGGCATCAAAAGACTTTGATAAGTCGCAACTAATAACGTGCTCAATCATCGCCACCAGCTCGGCATTGACCTTGGCTTTTTCTAGACTATCATCGGTGTTTTTGGCTTCATGGTACTGCTGATAAGAACGGAATTTATCGGCACACATGCGTAGGGTAGTCATTGCCTGCTGGGCAAGGTATGGCAGGTCATGCCATGACCATTTTGTATCGAATGGTTCGGGCCCACGAAAAGCGATAGCTGTTCGACTGAGTAAATCATCAAGCTTTTCTCGAAGATCGTCATACCTGCTAATTTCAGGCTTCAATTGATCAAGCTGATTCGCTAATCTTGCTACTTCATCAAGTGTTGACTCTTCTGGGTTAGCCTTGATGGCAACACGAATCTGACAAAGCTCATGCCATGCGTTATCACGCTCATCAATCAGCTTTTGAATAATTGGCATAATTGAATCGGTGATTTCAGCAAGTCTTTCGCTATTCTTGGCAATTGGCTTGCATGAAGCAATAATTCCAGTTACACCAAAACCATAATCGTATGCTTCACCAAGAGACTTAGTGATAGCACTATAAACACTTTGATAAATGCTCATTGCATCATTTGCAGATTTTACTGCGTCACTGTAATCAGTAACATCAACAATCCCCAGCGTTTGATTTATTCCAAAACCAGCCTTAGCACCTTCGTAATAAAGTGCTTCAAGCTGGCTAATTAAATCAGGATGCAATAAATTTTTATCAGTTACCCCAGAAATACCTAAGGCACATGCGACAATTACACCTTGCCCATTTTTTAAAACATGTTCCATAAAAACCTCAACAACCAACCAAGTTATTCAAAATCATCACGCGCTCAATAAGCAAATACCAAGCGTATGGTGGTAAACAAATAGCCGCCCAAGTCACCAGAACACCCTCAGCGATGACAATTCCAGCCAGCCAGCAAACAATAAACAGAATTCCCGCAACCAAATAAATAAAGCTTTTCATCACAACTCTTATCAGGCTTTGATTAAAGCCTTTTCGATGAAAATCATCATAGCCACACACAAAAACAAAATCAACAAAATTTGTTGTATTTATTTTCAAGTAGTTGCATAGTCGGCGCATCGGTTGATTTATTAACCAACTAAAACATTAACTTTCAAATAAGAAAACGGGGTGATTTATGGATGTAACAGGCGGCTTTATATTGGCTGGATTGGCTTTAATGCTCTACATTGATAAGCGCAATGAAGAAAAAAACAAACGCGGTGCAACTCGTAATAACGTCAAGTAACCGCCACCATAAATAAGAGGAAAACAAAAATGAAAGAACCCTACTACTGCTTAGTTTTGAGTGCCTGCAAACGTCTTGCTGACAAAATGAGCATTGAAGAAGTTATCCGTGATTTAATGTTTTGGGGTGTTGATAGCAACGATGCTCGAAAGGCTGTTGCAGCTGCTCTTGAAATATGAGTACTAAACTAAAAGGCAATAAAGCCGAAAGCGTTATTCTTTCTGAGTTTGTAAAACTTGGAATTCCTGTTTTATTACCATTTGGCGATAATGAAAAATATGATTTAGTGATTGATTTGAACGGTTGTTTCAAATCTGTCCAAGTAAAGTATGGAGGCTACCGTAATGGTTGTGTTTCCTGTGATACAAGACATCGTCTAGGGGTAAAACGCATAAAATATGAAAAGTACACTGGAAAAGTAGATTTTATTGCAGTTTGGTGCGAATTCTTAGATAAGTCTTATCTAATTCCAATCGCAGACGGGGATAAAACAATTTTCACTTTACGAGTCGCTAAGCCAAAAAACAATAGCTCTATAAGTACCGTTGTTTGGGCTTCTGATTACGAGATTGCAAAGGCTTTACAACGTATAAATCCAAAATAAAAACAACAAAAAGCCCGC